TTGGGGAAGATGATTTTCTAACTGATAGAATCTGTGGAGCCTTAAGATCCCAGGTTCTTTTAGGGCTCGACAAATTTGGTGTTATGAATACCCAGGTAGAGCTTCAGATTGAAGATCAAGACGCATTTAACACTCAACTAGAGAGGGTTATAGAATCCTCTGTTGATATCCATTGCCAGCTGGATGCCGTCTTTGTAAAGACTTTCAACTGTCAAGTTCTTTTTGCAATCTACAATGTCAACAGGCCAAGGGTACTGATGGATTTCCCTTCTAGGGGTGTTGGTGGAACAAACTGGAGCGCAACGAGTACCCAACCAGGGGATTTTTCAATACTCAATATCAATAATGATATAGAGGAATTTTATTGGAGATCTGCAACAGGATTCACAGGGGTAACATTAACTTGCGATACTGAGATACCGCAGGGAATCTTCATGGATACCTTCTTTTTGGGAGGTACAAATATTACAAGCTCTGCCGTGGTTACTCTTGAGGCTTCAAATGATGCAGGGTTTTCACCTGTAGAGCAAACGATAAACCTGGAAGCTGGTAAGGATCGAATCTATTGGGTATCCCCTACGCTTCCAACAGTATCCTATAGATATTGGCGTATCATTATAAGTGATCCAACCAACCCAGATAGTTTTATCAAGGTTGGTACAATCGTTTTTGGATCATCTGAGATTCTGACAACGACATGTAACACCCAAGATATTATCGTAGCTCCAAAGGAATTCAAGAACACAATCAGAACGGAGGGATTTACCTCTGTTGGAAATAGCAGGAGCTTGAAGCGAAGTATCAGGTTGAACTTTAGAAAGGTTCGATATGAATCTGGGGATTTCGGCAAGCTGGATGATATTGTGAATTTTGCTCGAACAACTTTGAAGTGTGTTTGGATTCCAGACCCTTCCACACAATCATTAATCCATCGATTTGCTTCCTTTGGAAAAATAAAGAAGATCCCACAGCAAACACATGAGGTATTAGCTAAAGAAGAAGCAATGGATCATATTGATATGACTTTCGAAATAGATGAAGCGGAGTAAAATTTATGTCTGGATCAGATAGAAGACCACACGAGACAGCTACGGTTTTGGATCAGAGTTTTCTTGATTTTTCCCAGGATAACTTGGAGCAAAAACTTCAACTTATCGTTGATATTGAATCTGATCAACGTAGGGAAAGAAGGGTATCATGTGCCATATCACTTGCAAGCCCTGCAATTGTAACAGCGGTGGATCATAGAATTCTCACTGATCAACCCATTATATTCGAAACTGATGGTACTCTGCTTACTCCTCTTGTTGCTGGTACAATCTATTATGCTAAAGCAATATCAGCAAATTCATTTCAAATCTCTGCAACAGCTGGAGGGGCTTCAATAAATACATCTGGATCTCAAAGCGGAAACCATACCGTTTCATTTGCCGCTGGATTAACGAGAATATCAGATAGAAATATCTTTGTAGGATCTCGATTCTATGAAGCTCGAACCAAGTTCCCAATTGTTAAAAGGACATTGGGGGAATGGTTAAGACCGCAGGTAGAATTTTCTTCCATCACAATCGGTATCAATAATGTTGATGGAGAATACAATGATATCCTGCCAGCTGGGGAATTCTACTCAGGGCAGATCAACAAGGAAATCGATTTAAAGCTGGGTATTAGGGATGTAGAGAGTACATATTTTTCAATCTTCAAGGGCTTTGTTTCTGATGTTGGGGGCTTTAAAAGAGACATTGATGCCTTCTCATACGTTGCTCGTGATAAATTTGATCTTCTTAATGTTGAGTTTCCTCCAACAGTTTTCACAGATGTATCATATTCGAAACTATCCAATGGGATGATAGGCAAGGGAATCCCTGTAATATATGGGGATTACACGACAGGGGTTGACGCACAAGGAAACGTTCCTGCTTTTGTTGTGAACGGAAAAGATCCGCGAATTTTCAAGCTGAGAGAATTTCCGATAGCACAAATCGATTCCACTACCCTGGAGCTTGATGGTTATATCTTCACTCTCAATGACAAGGTGCGGTTTACGACAGATGGAACTCTGCCAAGCCCATTGGTTGGTGGAACAGATTATTATGTATTACCTACATCGGGGTATCAATTTAATGTATCAGCTACCCCAAGCGGGCCAGCCATTACCATGACAGGTGGAAGCGGTCAACACAATATAATCCCCCAGGATTTAGTTAATCTAAGTTTAGTTATTGCTGGAAATGTGCTTACGCAATTTGACAATGCAGATGTATGGGTTTTAAGGGGTGATTCCTATTGGTTGATTGCATCAGCTGATATTACAAACATTGCAGGGGATCTCAATGCTTTTGAAATCATTAGTGATTCTGGGGTAACGCTCATCGATGGAGCCAACTATGAATATGATGATTCAGATCAATTTTACTGCAAGGTGAAGGGTAAGGATCTTGGGGCTTATGATGATAACCCAGTAGAGCAAGCAAGGGATATTCTCTTGACTTATGCAGGGGCTTCAGCTAGTGATTTCGATTCTAACTGGGATACATACAGAGCCAAATCAACACCCTCTCAATCAGCTATAGTCAATATCAAATCACGGATCTGGAAACAAGAAGCTGGATCTGTTCTTGAATATGCTCTTTCCATCCTGGAGCAAATCAGACTTGAATTTGCTATTTCAAGGGATCTGGAGCTTAAAATAAACAGCCTACATTTTGAGGATTGGCCCGTAGATCCTTCCTTCAGGGTAAGAAATTTCGATGTTCAATTGAACAGTACAAAGGTTTCGATTGATGAAAAGAACAACTTTAACAGGGCTTCAGGCTTCTATGCTTTCAATCCTGTTACAACGGAAAACTCTAAACAAACAGCCATATACAGAAACCAAGCGGCTATCGATCAGATAGCAGGAAAGCAAATTTCAAAAGCTATAGAATTTCCAAATCTCTATGTCTTATCTGATGTAGAAAATCAAATTCAGGAAATTTTGAAGCTGGCTGGATATAGCGAATTTATCACGACAGTAGCGACAACCAGGGCATTGCTCTTGGATCTCGGTGATTTTGTTAAGATGAATGTGCAAATTGGCTCGACAATCTGGGAAGATATCCCAATGATGGTTAGAGAGATTGGCTATGATCCAGAATTGAAATTGCATTTTAAATTTTGGTCAATGCAAATGATCCCCTACGCAAACCCTAGTGGATGGAATCCAGGTTATGAGGGTATTGTTGGTGGGGATACAGCAACGATAACGAAGGAAACATAACACTAACGAAAACAAGGAGGTTTTCATGTCGGTTTCGCTCACAGTTTCGGAAACAATGGGAGGGGCAGCTTATAGTGATGCCCTAGCAGGTGGATCAACAGGAATCGATTGGGGCCAAGTAACCAACGGGGCTTATACCCCCTTGATTTTGCAATCGGCCAATACCGGATTTCAATCGGTATGGATACGTCACGATGCCACGATTGATCCAATTACTAGTTTGAGATCTTTTGCCCAAGCATATACTGGGGCATACGGTGGGGCCAATGATGCGGCAACAGATTTCAACACGTTGAAGTCTGAAGGTTTTGCAAGCGCAAGCGCAAACGCCAATAACTCAGATGGCCTTTATTCTGGGTTTGTCATTGAAATGGATTGGGATGTAACAACCCCGAACCAATTTGCTCCATCTCGGATTGGATCAGGTGGGGGCGGTGGAAGTGATGTTTATATTTATGGTGATGGAGTTGGATCTTCCACAGATGGAATCGATCTATCATCGGCTTTCACATGCAAGAGCCAAGCAATGGTTTGGAACAACGCAGCTACTCCAACAGCCCCAAGTGTTCCTGTAGATGGATCTGTAGGGAAATCTGGGGATACTGTTTTGGGTGATAACTGTTATTTACATTATAGATGGTATTTAAGAACAGCGGCTTCAAGCGGTGGAATTCTACAGCATGATGTTGTTTTTGCTTATTCATATACAGCTTAAGGAGAAAACTTGGTGAAGCAACCCACTCTAATTCCAAAGTTCGATATCAGATGGAGATTTGAATATCATGATGGTACTGCCCCCAAGTATGGTTTTTGGACTAAAGACAGTGATCAAAAAAACACTAAAGAAATGGCTTCCTTCCAAAAAAGGGAAGGGTTAAGCAGAGTAATAATAGAGAGAAAGTGCAAAGAAACCAAAAGAATTGATACCCCTGTCCATTGTGTTGGGCAAGATTATTGCTTGTTCAAGTGGGTAAGGGTAGCAAGATTTGGTTTTGGATCAATCCAGGGAAGTCAAAAATTGAATTCTCAACTTATAGGATTGACGTTAGTAACGAGAGATTTTGAAGCAACGGTTCTTGTTGACGGTAGCCCTGTTCAAATAGAGCCACGATCAGAGAAAGATAAAAATTTTCACTATGAAGGATATGGGAGGTAATGAACATGTCTAAGAAGTTAATCTTTGGGGGTTTAGGATTGCTTGCCTTTGTGGCAACGCTTGTATATGCCCACACAAACACAACAATAACAAGTCGATCAAGGTTAGACTGGCCAGATCTTGGTTATGAAGGTGGGGCTGGGCTCCATGCAAAAATGCTTGAAACAATCGATGAACTCGGTGATCAAGCCAATTCCAGGTATGAGGAGTATACCGCAGTTTCAAACAGTACAACGGTAGAGCAATATCATAACTTTGGTGTTGGTTTGGAAGAATTAACAGTTTTGATATATACCGGATCAGGTATAGCCCTTGTAAGGGTACAAGATCCAGTAGCTTCAGGTTGGGGTATCAATGCCAAGGCTGGAAGCCTGAAAGAGATTATTGAGATTGTAACCCCAGCAAGTGGAGGGCCACATACCTTTGCAGCTGTTGTGATCCACGGTAGCGCAATAGAAAGCATTGATGATCTGGATGATGTTGATATTTCTTCAACGGCTCCAGAGGAAGGGCAAGCTCTTGTGTGGGATTCTGGGGGATCTGAGTTTATTCCTGGGGCTTCAGGTGATTCATCATTAAAGTTACAGGACATATCAGGTACAGATCTAATAATTAAGTCAGGGCATTTAATTCTTTCCGGTACATGGCAGAATCAAGCTACCTTGGCAGTAAGGCGGCATGATACTTTGATCGGTACGAATTCTAGTGTTGTCTACTCAAGCAATTACCCAACGATTGGTGAAGTGGGGATTGTGGATAATACCCAAGGTGATTTGGTAGATAGTTTTTTGACTGGTACATATGCTTTTTTTAATCTGCATACCGATGGAGATAACGGTGAAGGTACAGCGGCATATGATTTAACTGCAATAGGTTCTCCACCGTTTGATTCTCTTGATATTTTTAAATCAGGTAATACTCTTAGGCTGGATGGATCAACTCAGTATTTATATAGTACAAATGCTTTTTTTAATCCAGGCCCATCAACTGATTTTACTTTTGGAGGTTGGTTTAAAGGCATTAAGCCTTCAGGAAATCAAAATTTAATTGGTCAAGAAAACAGTGCTACAGATCAAGGGTTCAAGATTTTTATTGATGGATCAGGATTTATAAGATGTCAGTTTACAAATTCGGCTTCGTCTGTAGATCTTGATATAAGTATAGATGGCGGTATTCTTCGAGATGATTGGAATCATATAGTTGGTAGATATGATTTTTCAGCAACAACTGTTGATATTTTTGTGAATGGAAATATAGTTTCTTCAGGAACTTTAACAAATCAAAGAGCGGTTGGAACTCCACATTTTAGTATTGGAGCTATAAGAACAACGCCAGCTTGGTATTTCGACGGTATCGTTGATGAAGTCTTTTTCAGTAATGACACAGCCTACACAGCGGATCAAATCTTAGGTATCTACTCTCGAAGATTCAAC